AATACCAATCCATTACAGACGTACCATGCACAACTATCAGAACATCCCCATTTCCTTGCAACCTTTGCATAAGATCCCAACTCTTGATAATCCTTAATCATCTCTTCTTTGTGAACTCTAAAAGTAGCCGAGTGTCTACCTTGATGATACTTTTTAATGTTCTTTCTCCAACTAAGTAATTGTAGATTACTCAAACAATTATTAGATGGATCTCCATCAATATGATCTATTGTTTTGTCATCAGGTATTTCTCCGTTATAAACTTCCCATATTAATCTGTGTACATAGAATAGTTTACCGTTGAGGTGTTCCTTATTGAATAATCTAACTTGTAGATATTTCTTTTTTGATTGTGTTACCTTTTGTTGTTTTAATCTATGAAAAGGTCTGTTTTTGTTTTTACAAGATAGTACATCCCCCGCAGGTGTAACGTAGTATCCATCAAAGTTTGGTACAGGTGTTTGCTCCATTTGTATATTATTTGTTTAATGTTATTCTTATAAATATACAGAAAATCATGAAAAGAATCAAATACCAAAAAAAATTTGACATTATTGAAAATATTGTTTACATTTATACCGTCAACAATAATCAATATTATAATCATGCAAGATACACAAAGACACATCATTAGACAATCGTCACTTAAATTTATCAACGACTACATCAATATCATTGGTTCACCCATCGGACTTTATGAGACAGTAGCTGCAGCTGAAATGATTACTGAGTATGTACTTAAAGGTAATACGAAAGAGATCAACAACAGATTACAGAAGTTTGATACTTTCTTAAGAGATGAGAACTTGCAAAACGTTATAGAAAAACTGAAAGAGGAAATGGAACAAACCAAGTAATCGTTTAATTTCACATCGTAATAAAGTCGTGTTTTCCTGATGTTTCGCCATATCTTTTCACGACTTTCCCCCCACCAATTATTCTATGTTTGTTTACACTTATTTTCCTTTTTTGAATTTGGTGGGGGTTTTTTTATTTGATAATTTCAAATAAATTTTATATATTCATATACAGACGAGGATGTCACATATGTTCTTAAGAGGAACGCGTTTTTTTTCTATTATTATTTTTTATTGAGATGACATCCCTTTATATAGAAAACCCCCTACTGTTGAAGGTAGGGGGTTTTTACTTTCAATAAACTAATTTAAATTAACGGTCTCTCCATTGGTTGTAACATACGGCAGCCCGTTGTTTCTCATCAGGAAACTCTTTATTCATTTGTGAGTCTCCCATACATCTTGATATAAATTCATCCTCACTCTCACCTGACGGTTTAGGTAGAACGAACTGTTTCTTCAAGGATAACCAAATAAGTTTTAACTTAACATCCATGACACATTCCTAATAGTGGGCATAAACTACACATAACTTAATTCAGGTCCTTCAAAAAATTTATTCTTTATATCTCTTGCGTGTTCACTACCGTGAATCGCTTCCATTCTCGCCTTATAGTCAAGATAGTTTTCACCTTCTTGTGGTTTTTCTAATTGGTCTAAAATATCATTCATTTTACTTTTTGTTTCAATTGTTTATTTTCTTTATACAGTCTTTCTACTGTTGCTTCTAATTCTTCGATCTTGGTTGTTAACATCTCGATCTTATCAGACATATCGTTGATCATTGTTTGATAGATTTCAAGAGACTTCTCTAAGTTAGAGAGTTTCGCACTTTCGTATTCCAAACTTCTTTTTCTTGCTCCAAATAAATAAGTTATGAACGATACACCGACCGTACTTAAGATATAGATAATTTTGTCAGACATTTCCATTTTTAGTTACAACAAGGACCATCACTTCTTGCATCTTCCGAATACGATGGTAAATTATTCATTCTATCATAGGAATATCCTTTTCTTGTTACACCTCTTAGTACAATCCCCGCATTGTATTTTGCGTTTCTATCAGGTGTCATACCATCATAAGATGAGGTTGTGTTGTAATCAGGGAATAGGTTCTGACCTGGCCCTGTGTTAAGATAATCCAATAATCTTTGTTTATAGAAATCAGCTCTTTGTTTCTGTATGTTTCTTAGATATTTCATTGTCTCAATATCTACTGATCTTGCACTTTCTACATCACCCTCGACAATACCTCTGTTCATTGTTCTATAGTGAATGTGTGGTATTGCTGAATGATATGCTGTTTGAATTAAGAATGGTGCAAGGTAATCGTCAATAAGTGTTTTCTCATCACTTGAGAATGTGTTACCTGTTGCAGATACTTTACTAAGTAGAGTATTGTAGAATTTAGTACCCAACACTGTTTGTATTTCGATGTCCTGTGCAATCTTAATCTCTGCCTTTAACACATCCATATCAACATTCTTGTTGATGTTAGTAAAGGACTTTAATTTAGTTTCTGATATTAGTAATACGTTTGCCATCTTATTCTTGTGTTGGTTCTTCTTGTGTTATGGTTATCTTCTCAACATCCAAAATAGTTAGAGGTTCAACTCTCATCACAATAGGTTCTTGGAACTTCAAACTCATTACTTTGTTGAATGTTCCTAATAACTCATTGATATAAGGTTTGATTACTGTATTTCTAAAGAACTCAGAATGTTCTAAGATTTCATTAGCAGATCCTAATTTACCCGCTGTAGATATACCAAACAATTCTCCTGAAGATACTCTGTGTCCACTTAGAATGGATCTAATGATGTCTTCATAGATTGTTGTGTAATAGTTATCTGATCCGCCAGGTTGAATTGCTTCAATAGTAGGTCCACTATCTTTACTTTCGTTGAATGATACAACAGCACGACCCGCATTGTCAGATCCACCATAAGACTCGTCAAGAGCTCTTGTAATGATCTCTTGTTCTTCAGGACCTGGCACTCCATTGTTAAAGTTAATGAAGAGTGACGGTAACATGCCATTTTTTAAATTGTTTTTGTGGAAGTTCTGTATTTCAATTGAGATGTCAATTGCAGGTAACGCTCCACTATAGTCAGGTGATGGATAATAATCGTTAGATGGTTGGTATGATGTTACATATAGAATTTGTGATGGGTTTGGTTCATCAATGTTAAATGATGGATATTCTTCAGGTTTGAACTTTCTTGTGTTAGTCCAATCAGCACAGTAGTAATACTTGGTTACCTCATCGTGTTCCTCTTCCATATCAATCTTTCCACATCTTACTCTACTAAAGTCTATGTGATGTATTTCAGCGATACCTTGTGATCTATCTCTTTTCCATATAATGTTTAGTGCATAACCCCCGAATAGTACAAGATCTAACGCACATTTCTCATACACATCTTGTATATTTTGATTCTTGTTAACAAGGTTAACTGTTGCCATTGGATGTTTGTCACATTTAAGACCATCTCCGACGATCTGAGACACTTTTGACTGACAAATGGACTTGTGTATCGCAGAGTTATTATAAACGTCTATAAGGAAGTTTGGATACGTATTCCCATCCCCATAGTAAACCCAATCCTTGTTACCAAATATCTCTGAGATTGTAGGTAATGTTGCGTTATAGAAATTGAGTTTCTTTAATTGATACTTTTTGTTTTCTTCCATCTTATTCTTCTATGTAAATGTAATTGTCGTTATTTTCGTTATCCGACTCATATTGTACGAACGGATTCTCTTCTGTTTCAGAATTACCCGTTACTTTCCAAATACCATGATATAAATTAACACCGTCTTCATTTTTGATACTTACTTTGTATTCACCATCATAAATTAATATAGGATTCAAATAAGTGTCCTCGGCATGAAATTCAATATATCTGTTATTATACGTTCCCCATATTGCAACAGGTAAGGACGGTATGTTATAATCTACCGACCACACATTTGCGGGTTCATTTCGACTTCTATCCGATAAGATATGTGTGAATGTGAAGGTAATAGTCTTCACATCAAAACTGCCAGGAAATGCGTCTCTAACATTATTATTAATGTTTAACCAAAATTCGTTTGCTTCTAATCTAACGTCTATGTATACCATAATGTATTGGACTTTATATGTAAATATAAAAAATTCCAAATTGAAATTGTAGTGCAATAAAAAAGGGACCCTTGGGATCCCTTTAATATTTCTGTAAGAATTAACTTATATTACGTTGATACTGTAATTCCACTTACTACGTTTGCCAATGTATCAGATAGTGTGTCTGCTAAATTTGGTTCCTGTCCTGTTAGGGTGATTGAGAAACCATTTTTATCACCAACGGCAAGTCCTGTTTCCGCAGATCCTGCAGATAAGTACATACCATTGACTTCACCAAGATAGTAAGATGTATCATTTTGGTCAACAACAACAACCTTAAGATTGTCATCTTGTGCCATCAACTTCACTAAGTTTCTCTTGTCTTGATCGTACTTGTAGAACGATAATACAAGATCTTGTTGATAGAATACAGTTCCATTCTCGAATGATTTGTTAGCAGTTTGTGTTAAAGATGTTGTGTTTCTTTTCACAGCGAACTTGTAAAAGTTACCTGATCCTGTTATCCCACTAATTGCACCATCAGTAGTTTTTGCAACTGAAGATACTGTGTGACCACTATCACCTAAAATATAAACTTCTTTCAAAGACCCGAGACTGTCAGCACATCCTAAGCTAATTCCGCTTTCAATATAACAACTCATATTTTTATAATTTTAATTTTAAGTTTATTAAAAGGGGCCTTTCACCCCTTTAGGTTTTTACTATAACTTATAAGTTATTTGTAGCGAAATAGTTGGTAGAGAAATTAGGAATTGCAGCTCCATAGTTGAAGTTTGCTCTAAATCTAATTTCGTCATTGTCTCTTGACCACCAAATATCAAATTGCTCATGATCAGACACTAAGTCAAATCCGATTACAAAGTACTCTTTTGGTCCGATAACTACTTGATCAGATCCGTTAAGTCCTTGTGTAGGTACGATCTCTACGTTAGAGTTAGGGTGTACAGCTACCATATTTCCTGTGATAGATGACTCCTTGATATAATCTTGGTAGAAGTTCGCTTTAGTTAACGCTTGTACGTATAATCTGAAGTTAGCGTAAGACATGAAAACAACTAAGTCTTCTCTTGCCATTGCGTCATCAGCTAATGCGTTGATCAATTTGTCAACCTCAGTGATTGGGTTACCTGCTGTACCATACGCTGCAGAACTACTGAAAGTAGTACCTGAAGAGTTAGCAACACCTGTAGCACCTGTTACAATCAATGATGCGAAACCATCGAAACAGTCACCACCTGCAATAGTAGCACCCCATAATTTAGATTCAATGTGTGATTGAATTTGTTTTACTTTCAAGTCAGCAATTGCTTGTTCGAAAGGAACACTTTCTTCAGTTTGGCCAGGAGCCAATAATTTAGACTGATAAGTGTCATATAGAGTAGAAGGACATAAAGACTCATTTACTCTTTTAGCACAAGTAGCTAAGTTAACTTGTGTATATGTAGTAGTACCTGATTGAGACCATCCACAGTCACCATCTTGTACAGCTAATGTAGAATCTAAAAGGTTGATAGCTTGTGTACCTTTGATTCCCAATCTCACGTTACCATACTGTGGAGTAACAGCACCTACAAGAGATCTACTAAGTAACATTCCACCTTCTTGGTCAGTAAAACCTGTAATGGCAGATACGTCATAACTAAAATTTTGCTTTTTCATTTTAATTGTAAATTTAATTTAGATTATTTAGAATTTCTAAGTTGTAGAATACGCTCTACCATATGGTCGGTACGAGAAAATTCTTTCTTAGTTTTATTGATTGGCTTTGCAGCCGGTTCATTTCTGAACG